AACATTAAGTAGTATGGAACATATACGAGATTTATTAACATATTATGGTAAACCATTTAATTCGGCTACATTTGACTCAGATCCAAATGTTATAGATTACAGACAATATTTTAATACTAATAATAACTATATTCATAGAAAATTAAAAGACCTTAATTGTAATTGGGGAGCATTATCTTCACGATTTAGAATATTTGGTGCTGTTCCAAGCTATAATAATCCGAATACTTTATATTTGTATCAGCGTGTAAACAAAGGAGATTATTATATTAATTCTTATTCCAGTATGGATACGTTATCAAATTGCCTAAATGAACCAGGTAATTATCTTTGGAATTCTTATGGTTATACATTAACTGCATTTATGTTACATTATCTATCCAATGTAAAAATGACACATACAATAAATTTGGGTGAAAGAACTGATACAGGTGGATTTACATTTGGAGATAATACAAAAGATTATCAATATTTGCATATAACATATCCTGCAACTAATACAATAAATGGTTCTGCTACACTTAACTTAATTTCACAAATTGATATGTATTATAAATTCACAAATTAACAAAATGGTCGCTTTTTAGCGACCTTTTCTTATAAATATAGAGATTATTATTGAAAATTGTGAGTGAGTGATTTTATTATTTCGTTTATACAATTAAAGAGGTAAATTTATGGCAAAATATTCAGTGCCAGGTATTAATTTTACAGAAATAGATAATACCATCCGTTCTAACTCTATACCAGGTTTGGGAATTGGTGCTATCGTAATGAAGTCCAATAAGGGTCCTGTAAACCAGAGAGTTTTGACAACATCTTATGACAATTTCACAGACATTTATGGACAACCAGAGAATTTGGATGACTATGGACACTTTGCTGCTGAAAATTATTTGGCAATTTCTAACCAGTTATTGACTGTTAGAACAACAATGGGTGACGAAGGTTATGCACAAATTCAATATCCATATACCGATGCAGACTTAAAGGATACTTATCGTTCCGAAGATACTTCACAATTTAAATTCATTGATAATGAAGATAATGCTAATTTGAAGTTATTGGGTAATTTGAATGACGTTACTCAAGTTTCTGCAATTTCAGGTGAACCAGGAAAAGAAGAATGGATTGTAGATGATTCCATTTCTATGTTTGGTGTTTATCAAAAAGCTGGTCACGGTACAATCGTTGACTTGATTAATGATAATCCTCCTTCCGTTGCTGTATTTAAGAATGTAGGTTCTAAGGAAGCAGGTATTGAACCTACAAATTTCGTTAAAGCATCTGGTGTTTATGTTGAATTTGCAACTAAAGTAAATGCTAAGGGCGATGTCGGTAAATGGTATGACGATTTGATTTTGACTAAAGAAGCTTGGACATCAGGAACAATTCCTGGTTCTGCAATTCAAGTTAGCAGATCTCCAATTACTTATCAGAAGAAAACCGGTGAACTAATTGAAGTCCTTAGTGGTTATAAGACAATTTTCAGTATCACTGCTGACGATGTTTTGAACCAAGTAGGAACAACATTAACTGCATATTATACAAAAGAATTCGTTGATAGAAATAATTTGTTATCAACTGATCCGTCTGCTATTTCTTCTATTGCAATAAGATATGATGATATGTTTGATGACGGTAACTTCTATAAGGGTATTTCTAATGGCTATATGGTTAAACCTACTGCTGATGCTTGGAAAATCCAATTTAGAGATTGGGATGACTGCGTAAATAAGACTTACTATGTTGATGCAGAATCTTTCTCTAGTACTGTCGGTCAGTCTGTTGGTATTCAATACCGTGAATATGGAATGAACACACTTCAAGAAGCTATTGCTTCAATTTATACAAATGCACTTCCTAGTTTAAGTTCTACTGCAACAAACTTCAATGTTGAATTTACATTGTTGAGTGATATTGCTTCTAATAGTGCTTTGGGTGGATTTGATAAAATTACTAAATTAGCAGACTCTTATGGTTGCGACCCATCTGAATTATTGTCAAACGATAAATTTGGTTTGTTAACTTATTATGATGTCTGGGAAGGTATTGATTACGAATATGAAACTAAAGTAGATGAATATGGTACTGAATATCAGGAACCAGTTAAGATTATTAACAAACCTATTGAAAAGGTAATTTTCAAGAAAGATTGGGATGAATTTACTTCCAAGAATGCTTCTACTGATGGTGTAGATACAAAGTTGTTCTGGACGGTTGCTGAAAAGAACGCAAAAACTCCTTCTACAATTTCTGTTTACACAGCAGATATTCCAGAGGGTGTAGTTATTCCTTGGCAAGAAAGTACAAAGAAAGCCGATGGTGAACAAATTAACAAAATGGCTGCATTTGCTACTTCCGAAATCTTGAATGGAACAAATGAAAGATACAAGGATGGTTATACAATTTCCATTGAATCTGATGACGAACCAGGTAACGGTGACGTAGAACAGTATGTTTCTAACAAGAATAATCAGTTGATTATCGCTTCTATTGGTCCTGGTGAATATGGTAACGATATTGGTGTTTCTATCATTACAAGTGAATGTGCCGATATTCCTGCTTTGAACCATCAGAATGCTTTCAACTGGAAATATCGTTATGACGATGAAGACCAAGTAGATAATGACGAAGTAGACCAGGATACATTGACCTGGAAGAAGGTCTATCGTATCAACGTATATGTAAAGACCAAATCACAAACGGCTGAAGCTGCTTGGGGAACTGGTATGGATGCTCTCTTGAAAGACCCTGCAGAATCCTGGTATGTATCTAATGACCCAACTGCTAAGGATGCCGAAGGTAATTCTTTGTATGCTCCAAATGTCATTAACGGTCATTCTGATTACATTTATGTTTCTCGTAATTCTGTAAATGAAGCTAAAACCGGTGCTGGTACTTATGCTCAACCACATCAAACTTACGCAATTTATGGATTGACTGGTGGTTCTAACTCAAAGAAGAATAATGTAACAGAAAAGATTGCTGGTTTGAAACTTTATAAAGACAGACAAAAAGCTGACTTTGATATTTTGTTCAACGTAGAAGCTATTGATACATTCAATGGTAAGCAAAGATACAATGCTCTCCAAAGAAAGATTGCCGAAATTGCTGCTAGCAGAACTATTGACATCGGCGTAGTTCAAGTAACTTCAAGAGAAGCTAAATCTGTTAAGAGAATGATTGGTGAAGCCAAAATGTTCTCCTTCAACAATGGTACTTATGTTGCTGAATATGCGGGTTATGACAAGTATTACAATGGCACACTTGCTTCTTGGATTTACTTGCCTAAGTCTATTGCTGGTGCTTGCCGAATGGCTTATTGTGATATGACAAGTTATCCTTGGTTTGCTCCTGCTGGTGTTCAGCGTGGTAATATCACTTATACCAACGGTCCATTAACTCGTTTGACTGATGACGAAATTGGTCAGTTGTATGACATAAACGTCAATACTTCAAGAGATTGTGCTGGTTTCGGTGAATGCTTGTATGGACAAAAGACTGCTTTGAAGAAAGAAAGTGCTTTGAACAGAATCAATGTTCGTAGATGTTTGAACTACATTGAAAAGTCACTTGAAACAATGATGCTCCCTTACTTGTTCCAGCAGAATACTGCTAATACAAGAAGTGCTGCTAGAAACTCTATTGACGCTTTCTTGAACAGAATTCAAGCTGCAGATGGTGTGGAAGAATATGCTTTGAGTGTTACTCAAGATGCTGAAGACCCACATATTATGAATGTTGCAATTCGTATAGTTCCTGCTGAAGCTATTGAATATATTGATATTAAGATTACTGTTGATAGAAATACTGGTGTTATCGCAAGAGAATCAATGTAATTCAATATAACATAAAATATTAAAGCCATATCGTTAAGATATGGCTTTTCTTATAAATAATATAAATACTATAAACGAATTTAATATAAAGGAGAATTTATGTTATTTAAAGAAGCTAAAGAAATTTTGAATAATGCCGGCTACTACTTGACCGAAGCAGAAAATGGTAAGATTAATGTTATTGCAAATATTCATATCAAACACGATACCGTTAAGAGAGCCGATATGACTACTAAAGAAGGCCGTCGTACTTTCCACATGCTACATAAGGCATTTGGTGTAAATGAAGCTGCTGAAGGTGTTCAAAAGGTTGGTGGTTCTACAGTAGGTATGTTCCACAAATCTGGTGATAGAGTAGATAGTGCTTGGACTTGGGTTGACGTAGATGGTATTCAGGAAGAACTTAATGGTTTCAACATTACAGTTAACGAACAACATACACAAGCATCTGTAACAAAAAGTGCTAATGACGAAGCAACTGCTGACTGGGGTCATAATGGTGCTTATGGCGAAAACTCTAACTCTGTTTGGTATTTCATTACAACAACCGACAGAACTTGGCAACTCAAATTGACAGGCGATGTAGAAGGATTTAATGAATTAATGGAATCTTGGGATGCCGGTTATGGTAACGCAACTGCTGAAGATGTTGCTGAATACTTTAACAATGATGGTGCTGCTGAAATTGAAGCTCTCGTTAAGAAGTTCATTCCTTCTTATGAAAAAGATGAATCAAATTATGAAATTGAAGTTGATGTAAAAGTAGCTTAATTTCACCAAACAAATAAAAAGAAAACAGCTCTTAAATGGGCTGTTTTTTGTTCATAAATAGATTATGAATAAAAAAGAATTGAAAGATAATACAACAGAACTTTATGAGTCAGTAATTGGTATTTTTAAAGATAAAGAAACTATTGATTTGGCTCTTTATGAACATTTGTTTGATGACGATATTATTAAAGTTCTCGTCTTGCTTGTGAGTTATTTTAAGCTCGCAAATGTTCCGACTTTAATTCTTAATATTTGTTTAAATTGCAAAGAAATTAATAGAGAAGTTTACGAATATTTCTTTAAATATTGTCAAGATAGATGGATGTATAAAGCTTGTCAAGAAATTACTGAAGTTATAAAAGAAGTAGAAGAAGGTAAATTCTAATGTCAATGTTTAGTAATAACTATTTGAAGGGCGACTTTATGCCTAGACATCCTGAAAAATGTCTAAATTACAATGGTAAAATAGAAGGCCATCCTGTTACATTCCGTTCTAGTTATGAAAAGATTATGGCTAACTGGTTAGACCTTAATAATAACATTTTGGAATGGGGTTCTGAGATTGTTGAAATTCCTTATTTTTCCCAAATTGATGGAAAAACACACAGATACATTACAGACTTTATGTTCACTTGTAAGAATAAGCAGGGTATGATTGAGAAATGGTTAATTGAAGTTAAGCCAAAATCACAAGTTCCACAATTAAACGAGAGTGGACAAATTATGTTCCCAAAACTTCAACCAACTGGTAAAGGCAAATTAACTAATAAACGAATAGAAAGATGGCAAGAATACTGTAATGTCCTTAAGAAAAACAAAGAAAAGTGGGATATGGCTAGGGAATGGTGCAGGAAGAATGGATATAAATTTAGAGTAATAACCGAAACTGAACTTGGTCTGACAAATAAATAAAATATGGGCAACAGGAGGATTTTATGTCAGACGAAGAATACGAAAAGTTAAAACAATATATGGCTGACCAAATTAAAGAGATTGAAATTCACAAATGGTTAGAAAGTGAAAAAGCACACAGAGATTTGGGTGATGAAGCCGTAAAAGATTGGATTGAGAAACACGCTGCGGAATTCCGTGAACGCTGGGAAAAAGAACATAAAAGTTATAAATAGTATATAAAATAAACGAGGTTTAATATGGCAGATTTTAAGAAATTATTTAACGAACAATGTTCTGCTCCCGTAGACTGTAATGTCCTTGAAGAAAGTGTTGGAACAATGAAGAAACAGCACATGTATATTTCAGGTCCATTCTTACAAGCAGAAGATAGAAACCGTAACGGTAGAATTTACCCACAAAAAATCATTGAAAGAGAAGTTAAACTTTTCAACCAGTTGATTGAATCCCACGAAGCTCTTGGAGAACTTGACCACCCTGATTATGCTGAAATCAAATCTAAAGCATCTGCAATTCGTATTACAGAACTTGCTATGGACAAGAATTTGGCTTTGGGTAAGGCTCTAGTTCTTGATACCCGTAATGGTAAGGAACTCCAGGCATTACTTGAAGGTGGTTGTAAAATGGGTGTTTCTTCCCGTGGTACCGGTAACCTTCTTGAAGGTAACATTGTAGCTGACGATTATCACATGGTTACTATTGACGCGGTTTATATGCCTAGTGCTCAGGTTGCCTATTGCGATGCTATGTACGAATCCGTCCAAAGAACTACCGAATGGGTATTGAATGAATCTTTGGGCTTGTATGTTGAGAGAGAAGCTGAAAACAATGCTGACCAAATGGTAAATGGTATTCAAGTTACATCACCAGAAAAGGCTGAACAAATCGCAAAAGCTACAGAACAATTCAATAAGAAGATTGATAGACAAGGTTCTAAGGCTATTCGTGACGCTTTCAAGGAATGGTTCAAGACTCTTTAATTTGTAGGTAAAAAATGAAAACATATTATATTGTAGGTAATGATGTAAATGATGGTATGCGTTGGTATTTTATTAAAGATTATACTAATGAAGAACAACCAGTATCACGATATGATTACACCGAAGATAAAAATGAAGCACAAACATTTAATGATTTAGACGAAGCTAGAGAAGTTCGTAGAAATATTCGTAATTATCAAAATGTTTGTGTAGGTGATGATGGAAGTGGTGATGATTTTTCACCAGTTGAAGTTTGGAGAGTAGCATTTTATGAAGAAGGTGCTTTCTATGCCGAATTTTATCAAGGTAATACTATAAAAACAAAATACTTATTCAATTATGATGGTCCAGATGAAGAAACATATAGTCCAACAGTAGGAGAATCTATGGAAATGTATTTTAACGAAGCAAAACAAATCTTAAATGAAAGCGGTTATCAGTTGATTGATGAAGCCCTTGAAGGTCCAGCCACAAGTAAGCAACTTTGGACTTTGTACAAATTAACAAAGAAAGATTACCGTGGTAAAAATCTTAGTAAAGAAGATGCTTTCAAGATGATTGGTGACCTTTTAAAGAACAAGGAAAATGGTTCTACAGAAGAAAAAAAGGAAAAACAAGTAAAAAAAACACCAAAAGCAGCAAAACCAAAAATAAACGATAATCCACTTGTACATGTTGGTGATATTTTTCGTTTCTCCTTTGGTTATGATATGACTATTAACCAATATTATAAAGTTCTAAGTACAAAGGGTAAAAAAGCACAGGTTGTTGAAATTGGTACAAAGTGGGTTACAGGTTCACCCGGATATACAGGCGAAGTTATTCCAGACCCAGATAATGAAGTTGATGAACCAACTACCGCATTGATAAAAGATGATGGCAATATTAGGGTAAAAATGTATGATAGGTACCATACAGCTTATCCTGATAGTGGTTCACCAAGTTATGAAAACCACATGGATTAATAGGAGATATATCAATGAGAAGATTATACGAAAGAGATTTACCTGGTGAATTTAGTTTAAAGAATAATTTTTCTGATTCTGCTTATGATAAATTCCTTGATAAATTAGAAAAAGATTACCCAGAATTAGTTCCATATTTCAAAGATGAAGATGATTATGGTTATGGTTCTTGGTTCTATGAAAAAGCTCTTAATTTTTACTCTGAAAATAAAGGAGATATGGACTTTGGTAATATAGATGAATTTGTTAAAGAATTTCTTGAAACGGAAGGAAAATATATCATTAAAAATCTTAATAAAGAAAAAGAGAATAATGATAAATTGAGAGCCGCTAGAAAAACGGGTAAAGTAGACGGTAAGAAAGTTTGGCATTGGGATTATGAAGAAGACCCCGATGATGGAACTAGACACCAGTTTAAAGCTGATGGTGTAAACCCTGTAGATGGAACCTATGATGGTGTTTATGAATCTACCAAACTAAAAGAATCCATAGAAATTCTTGAAAATCAAGGTTATCGTGTTCTCAAAGAAGACGCAGACGAACCAGCATCTAGCCGCCAGTTGTGGGCATTGTTCTGCATCTACAAAAAAGACTTCCGTAATCAGGGTTTGACAAAGGGCGAAGCTAGTGAACTCATTAAGAAGGGTTCTAGTGAAAGACCTGCTAAATCTTCTGGCAAATCTTTGGATGCTAAAATTTGTGAACATATTGAAACCGTCTTAAAACCAAAACTTGATAAGAAAATGGCAGCTGCTTTTGATAACCAGTCTGTTGTTGGTGATGCCGACTTAGAAGGTAATTTAATTCCTGGTCGCAAGAGATACAAATTCTTCGGCGGTGGTTGTGGTTTCGCTTGGATAAAGTATGACAAGCGTAATAAGAAACTCGGTGAAGTAACTGACAGATACATTGACATCTATAAAGACAAATACTGGGATAAATATTGTCAAGAATACATAAGAAAGTTCAAAGAAAAAGAAATGGGTGCTGTCCTCTCACAGGATTTGGATGTTCAATACACAATTAAACAAGCAGCCCTTGATTTTGCTGAATCTATCGGCATTAACATAGGTAAAGCTTATGTAGATGGTAGATTAGATTAATGGAGTTTATATGAGATTAGAAGAAGCAAAAAGATATTTAAATAGTAAAGGTTATCGTTTAGTTGAAAACAGATTATCCGAGGCTAATCCTTCTATTGAAGAAGTTATCCAAATGTTAGAAGGTATTGGTGATGTTGAAGTAAAAGACAAAACATTAAGGGACCCAAATGTAAAAGACCCAACACCAAAAATAAATGTTGGTTATGATGGCGACCCTTATGTAGGTGTTGTAGAATACTCTATCTTTACGGACGATGGTGATTATGAATGGAAAGCATATTTTTGGAGTTACGCACCATACATATTTAAAGCCGCTCAAAAATCAGGAAAATTTGATATTGACTTTAATCCAAATGAAAGAATGGATTTAGACGATTTCATTGAAAGATTTAAATTGTTCAAAGAAATTTGTAAAAATGAAAAACTTGTTGAAATAGGTCATAAATTGTACCACGGTGATGAATATGACTATTTTTCACAATTCTATGACGGCAAACATTATAATGGAGATTAGACTAATGATAAACGAAAACACAACATTTAAACAGTTTCTTTTAGAAAGTGGCTACACATTGATGCAATATCAGGAAGAAGTCTATAAAAAATGCTTAGCAAAAAGTGACAAGTATTACAATGTTGACGTTTATTTTAAAGACGAAATTGAAAAGGCATTTAACAATAATGTTCCAACAGACCAAATAGCTGACTCTATATGTTATTGGTATGACGATTTTAGAAGTGATATGGATGCCGATGTAAATGAAAGTACTGATACAGAAAAACCAGACGATGGAATGTCTGATGGCGAAACATATACTGAATGGAAAACAAATGTCTTTAAATACATAGATAAACGAATTGAAACTGATAAGATTAAAGAATTGGGAACTTATATTAAGGACTTTATTAAACAGGAATATGACAATGGTGAACCTTCTTGGTTTAATGTTGCCGAAAGTGTAGTAAACTATGCTAGAACAAATTACCCACAGGCAGTAAAACCTCGTGAAAGTAATGCTTATTCCGTAACAGACTAAAGTTTAAAATTTTTAAAAATTGTTTATTATACATAAACTATTATTCTATATTTAACATACCAAAAAACAAATTTGTGAGGTGAAATAATATGATAGATAGAGATACATTGAGAACTGCTCGTAGAACAGTTGAAAGAAATGGTTTTACAGTTCTTCCACCTAGAGATAGAGATGAAAGAGATTTGAATCGTTTCAGAACACGCAGAGATGTTGAAAACGAAGATCGTGATTCTCGTCCAACTCGTCCTGCACCACGTTTTCGTGATACAGTAGAACAAGACGAACCACGTCGCTTTAAGCCTCTCCGTCAGCGTGTTTATGACGATGACTACGATGAACGCAGACCAGCTCGTCCTGTTCGTAGAGAAATGAACGATGACGAAAAGTTGGGTGCAGCTATTCGTACTGCAGAAGAAAATGGTTTTACTATCCGCAAGATGTCAAAGCTTGACCAGGCTAAACAAGTAGCCCGTGACAATGGATTTGATGTCCGTAAGGTAGATAGTGAAGATAGAACTGCCCGTACCGTTCCAGGACGTGCTCAGAGACCATTGGTTCGCCCAAAGGCTAATCCATCCGTTAATGATGGAATTCGCACACGTACTGCCCCAGATACTGAGATTAAGAACAATACTCAGACACAGACCCAAACAGAAACTCCTGAAGATACAAAGAAAACTTATGCAGACGATTTTATGGACCGTGCTGCACGATTCTTTGGCGAAGAAGAATAGTAAGTTCCAAATAAATTAAAAAAATTGAAAGGGCCTTCGTAAGAAGGTCCTTTTTCTATATTTGGAAAATGTATAAATATAAAACCCATTTAGAGAAATACAAAAATTGATTTGAGTTTATTAAGTAGGTTATAAAAAGAGGTTATATGAAAATAAGAAAGCGTAATGGTTCGGAAGTTACTTTCAACCGACAGAATATTGTAGAGGCTATATCACGAGCAAATGAAAAAGTTAGAATTGACGAAAGACTAACTATTCAGGAAATCAAAGATATAGCCAAAGCTATTGAAGATACTTGTAAAGTTTCACCAGTTGCTATTGGATATAAGGACATCCAAAAGATGGTTGAAACCGCAATTATGAAAGCTGGTAAATATGAAGTTGCTACTGAATATATCACATTCCGTTATCAAAAAGCACTTGAAGAAAGAAAGAATACTATTGATGACAGAGTATTGTCATTGTTGAATGGTGAAAACGAAGACATCCAACAGGAAAATGCTAATAAGAATCCTAACATTGTAAGCACAATGCGTGATTATATGGCTGGTGAAGTTTCTAAAGATATTTCTCAGCGTTATTTAATCCCATCTGACATTTACGATGCTCACAAAGAAGGTATTATCCATTTTCACGATATGGACTACTTCGCTATGCCTATCCACAACTGCTGCTTGATTAATTTGGATGATATGCTCCAAAACGGTACTATTATTTCAGGTACCCAAATTGATAAACCACATACATTTAGTACTGCTTGTAACATCGCATCCCAAATCGTTGCTCAGGTAGCAAGTTCACAGTATGGTGGACAAACTATCACTGCTTCACATTTGTCTAAATTCATCGCACCAACAAGAGAATACTTTAAGAAGAAGTATCCTTCTATGACCGATGAACAAATTGAAGAATTGCTTACAGACGATATTAAGAAGGGTGTACAAACTCTTCAGTATCAGATTCTTACTCTCCAAACTACCAATGGTCAGACCCCATTCGTTTCTGTTTGCTTGTATTTGAATGAAGCAGAAAATGAAGAAGAAAAAGAAAATCTTGCTAGAGTAATTGAAGAAATCTTGAAGCAGAGAATCCAGGGTGTTAAAAACGAAAATGGTCAGTACTATGCTAATCCATTCCCAAAACTCTTGTATGTACTTGAAGAAGACAACATTCACGAAGGAGACAAGTATTATTACTTGACTAAACTTGCTGCTGAATGTACAACAAAGAGAATGGTTCCTGACTATATTTCCGAAAAGGTTATGAAGAAACTTAAGATTAGTAAGAAGGGCGAAGAAGGCGATTGCTATCCTTGTATGGGTTGCCGTTCTTTCTTGACTCCATATCGTGACCCAAAGACAAAGAAACCAAAGTATTATGGTAGATTTAACCAGGGTGTTGTAACCATTAACTTGCCAGATGTTGCTCTCAGTGCTAAGGGAGATTTGGAAAAGTTCTGGTGGATTTTGGAACAACGTTTGGAATTGTGCCATAGAGCATTGAGACTTCGTCACGAACATTTGCGTGGTGTTAAGTCCGACGTAGCCCCTATCCTTTGGCAGAATGGTGCTTTCGCTCGTTTGAAGAAAGGCGAAACCATAGACAAGTTACTTTATAATGGTTATTCAACTATTTCACTTGGTTATGCAGGTCTTTATGAAACCGTTAAGGTTTTGATTGGTAAGTCCATTACTGAAGATGAAGGTATGGAATTGGGTAAGAAGATAATGCAAGTCTTGAATGACAAATGCCGCGACTGGAAACAGGTTGAAAAGATTGATTATTCTGTTTATGGAACACCTATTGAAAACACAACTGAAAAATTCGCTAAGTGTCTCCAGCGTAGATTTGGTACTATTCCTGGTATCACTGACAGAAACTATGTAACCAACAGTTACCACGTTCCTGTATTTGAACAGATTGATGCTTTCAAGAAGATTGATGTTGAAACTCAATTACAAAAACTCTCTCCAGGTGGTGCTATTTCTTACATTGAAACTCCAAATATGGAAAACAATGTTGATGCCGTACTTAGTGTTATTAAATACATTTATGATAACATAATGTACGCAGAACTAAACTGCGAACTTGATTGGTGTCACTGTTGTGGTTCTACAGGCACGATTAAGATGATTCGTAATGAAGATGGTAAATTCATTTGGCACTGTGACCAGTGTGGAAATGAAGACTTGAATAAGATGAATGTAGTCCGTCGTGTTTGTGGTTATCTTGGAAATGCTAACTTTATGGCTCAAGGTAGAATGGGTGACATTCACGATAGAGTAAAACACCTCTAATCTTAATTACAAATTAAATTAAAGAGTATAGGGATAAATACCCTATACTTTTTTATCTGGAGAAATATGAAATACGGAAATATAAAGCTGATTGACTCGTCTAATGGTTCAGGTGTCAGAGTTAGTTTGTATGTAAGTGGCTGTCGCAACCATTGTAAAGGTTGTTTCAATGAAGCAACTTGGGACTTTGATTATGGCGAAGAATTTACTCCAATTCAGGAGAATGAAATCATTGAAGCGTGTAAAAAATCTTTCATTTCAGGTCTAACTATTCTTGGTGGTGAACCAATGGAAGAGGAAAACCAAACTGCACTATTACCATTTATTAAGAAGTTTAAGGAAGAATGTCCTGATAAAACATTGTGGATGTTTACAGGATATGTTTACGAAAAGGATTTGGTAAATGGTGGTAAGAAATGTTTAGAAAATGTTACAAACGAGATACTAGACGCAGTTGACGTTTTGGTGGACGGACCTTTCATTTTGGAACAGAAAGATTTGACCTTAGCATTTAGGGGTTCCAGGAATCAACGTTTACTGACCAGAGAAGACAGAAAATCCTTAGTTGGGTAAACTACATTAGCCAAATATAAAACGAGCAGCCTGGGGCATTTCCTGGGCTGCTTTTGCATTCCATAAATATAGTATGGATATTAACGAATTGAGAGATAAATGGCAGGAGTTTTTGGCTACAGGTATTTCTGCAAAATACGGAACAGCCGAAAAAGGAGAACTTGCCAAACAGATAGAAGAATTTGATAAATTTTGGGAGGAGTACAAAAATGAACAATCCCGAAATAGAGAAGGAAATCCTGGAGAAACTGACCAAACTAGGATTTAAATGTATTCTAGGTGGGAAACATTATTCAGGAAATGAATCCTATCATAATTGGTATATGGTTGGTCTAAACGATACAGCCATTTTTGGCGAGTTGGAATTTTCCGCAAATCCTGTATGGCGAATTAATTGGTGGCACGATGGAAAGTATCATAGAGATACTGGTTTTATTTTATTAAACTTTAAAAAATTTATAAACCACATTTATGACGATTGCATACCTGGTTTAAAACAGAAAAGAATTGAAGAAAAACTAAAGGTTATGAATGAAGATTTTGAATAAAGTATTAATAAGTCATAAATAGTATTAGAGAGGTTTTAAATGCTAGTAAGTGGTGGAAAAATAATTGCAATAGACAGAGTTAATCACGATGGAACTTTATCAGGTGATGGAGTATTTAAGCCACTTGGTGTCAATAAAGATTTATTAAATCGTGCAGTCTATTTTTCAGATACAAATCCAAGTCCATATTTTACTTGGAATGGCAATACTCTAAGTGCAAGTAGTGCCGTAAAGTTTTTTAATGTTTCTTATACTTATAATGTAAATCCTCCACAAAGTGCTTGTATAGATTTCGTTTACAGTGGTACAATGTCAGTAAATGGTTTGACATCTAACCACATTATTGAAGGTTATAAAACAAACGAAACACATAATTTAAGTTATAATTTTTTGAACGATGCACCAAATCGTCAATATACATTTACTCCAGCCGGTGATTGTTCAACAAATAAAGTAAAAATATCTTGTGTTGGTTTCATTTATGATGATAGTGAACCGGAACCAACCGAATATGTCAATGTATTGGCAAATGAAAATAGTGATATTATTAGTTTTAATGGCATAGCTTTGAGGGTTTAATATGGCAGAATTAAGTGCAGTTCCATTTGACAAACTTCCGCCAACTGGGGATGGTTATACTGTATTGTATGATAATAACCAAGTTTGTAGAAGTGATAAGAAATTAAGTGAACTTGTTGGTGCGAGAACAAGTGCGTTTTTGACAAAGGAAGAAGGTGATTCTCTTTATCAGGAAAAAGGAGATTACCTTGTTGAAGACGATATTACGGGAAAGTTAGATAAAGAACAATATGCAAATGACAGTGCTACTTTCTTGACAGCTCATCAAAACCTTGACGAATACGCTACAATGGATTGGGTTGAAGAACAGAATTATATTACTGGTGTAGATTTAACAAACTATTATACTAAATCCGAAACAAGTGGTGCTAATGAAATTAGTGCAGCATTAGATGGTAAAGAAGATAAGGTATTTGTTGCTGAATATGGTGTAACTACTTATGCCGATATTAAAGACGCCTATGATGCTGGAAAACAGATTATTTGTAAGTATGTAGAAAATGATGCACAAACAAAATACTTGTCATTGTCTCAGTTCGTTAAACCAGCTAATGTTTTTATTTTTTGTGCTTGGGCAAATAATGGAGAAGAAATATATGTACAGTTTACATTAAATCACGATGGAACTACAGGTTACCAAGTAATCAGTGATTGGTATTATACACGAAATGAAACATCAGGCAGAGGTGAATTAACAAATGCTTTCAATACCAAACAGGATAAATTAACATTTGCTGGTACAAGTAATACTATAACCTCAATTAATAACAGTGCTGTTGGCGGTGGAGCTGGTACAAGTAATTCTTGGAAACAGTTATCAGAAGACAATTCTTCATCTGGTGAAATTGCTGATGGTAAATTCTGTGTTTATATCGGTCAATATAACTCTGGTTTCAATGATTCTTATACTATGGGTAGAGAAAACTATTCTGAACCCGGTGTCAAT